GTTTTTAATTAATCAGTATGGAACGATATCTGGTACTGGAAGTGATGCAATAAGAACTTTACCCGAAGCAAACGCTACAACAAATACAGCTGGCGCAGCTGTAACTGACTCCATAACAGATGCGAATAGTTGTTGGACACAATGCACTGGTGATTGTATTGTAAGTGTATTTAATACATCGACTAATTCATGCAGTTTATATAATACACCAACAGATGACAGAATTTCATATGTAGGCAACGCTAACACTACGTCAATTATGTCTAATGACAATTATTTTAAATATAATATTCTGCAACTAAACTCAGTATTATCAACGTATATTTCTAACATTGAACAACAAATTTCAAGTTCAAGTAGCGATTACACGAAGGAACAATTAATGGCAATAAACATATTAGCCAGTACATTAATATCTCATAAAGAAATACTCGACAGAGATAGAAGTTGGCTGACAACACAATTAGCAAAATTGGATGGCACCGCACAATCTTATGAAGATACATATATAGAAACTACAAGTAATCATCAGACACTATATCTCTGGATAGTAGTCGCTATATTTGCTATAATTGTTGCATTGTTTATGTGTTATACTATAATAAAACGTAGAGAAGAAGAGTAAAGAAGGAGTGTAGAGAAGAATTGTAGAGACTTGTTTTTTTTTTATTAATTAATTAATTAATTAATCCTTTAGGCAAAATTCAGTAATTGCCTTTTTGTAATAGTTTTCAATTTTTTCCATAATGTAAATATCTCGACGCCCAACAAGATTAATAGCTTGTCCTTTTCTTCCCCACCTCCCACTTCTTCCAATACGATGTAAGTAAGTATGTTCATCTCTAGGTATGTCAAAGTTAATAACCAGACTAACTTGTTGTACGTCGATTCCACGCGCTGTCAAATCTGTAGAAATAAGAATACGAAATTGTCCCGCTTTGAAGTTGCGAATACATGCTTCTCTATCATATCGCGATAGTTCACTATGCATTTCGCTTACGCTAAAACCATCTCGAGATAAAATATTCGTCAAATGTTTTACACGATCAACACTATTAGCGTAAATAATACACTGTTTGATATCGATTTTTTTGAATAAAATGAGCAACGTGTCATATTTATCGGCATCTGTTTCTAAAGCAATAAAATGTTGGTCAATTCCGTCCAAAGACAACTTATCCTTTTCCACTGAAATAATGTATGGATTTCTCATGAATTTTTTGGTAAGTTCCATTGTTTCACGTGGCATGGTAGCACTGAACAGAACAACTTGTACCTCAGAGTTCAAAAATTTAAATAGTTTGCAAATTTGTTCTTGGAATCCACTGTTTAACATTTCATCAGCTTCATCTAAAATAATTAGTTTTATTTCCAGTGCATCAAATACTTTTCTTTGAATAATATCTGTAACTCTTCCCGGGCAACCAACAATAACATGATATTTGTTGGCTTTTAAATCATTAACATCATCTTGTACAGCATTTCCACCAATCATTGTTTTAATGCGAAGGTTTGATTTAAATGTAGCGATACTCGCCATAACACTAGACGTTTGAATAGCTAATTCCCGAGTTGGTGACAATATTAGCAACTGTGTGTATTCGGCGTCAGGATCTACTCTTGAAATACCTCCAATACAAAAACTGGCTGTTTTTCCAGTACCCGATTGAGCTTGTGCAATTACATCTCTCCCTTTTAGAATAGGTAAAATTGACAATTTTTGAATCGCACTCGGTTGTTCGAATCCACAGGAATAAATCCCTCGTAAATATTCCGTATCAATGTCTAATGAATCAAACGTTTCAAATTTATATTCTTCTTCCAATAGATCCGGTATTGTTTCAATTTTCTCAAAAACTGCTACTTCCTCTTCAAACTCTAAAGTATCGGTTTTCATTTTGTTTTGATAGTTATTTGTAATTTCTTTTAATTTATGTTTTCAACCTACTTTTAATAAAAAATTATTTTAATTGCATCTTGAATTGTTTGAATTGGAAAAAACTGTATGCTTTCTAGGTTCAAATTTTCTTTTTGTGAAGTCTCCAAAAATAAATGATAATCATTGATATTTTTTGACGGGAACAGAAATTTTTTAATACCATGTTTTATTCCGCCGAGTAATTTATATTCTAGTGCTCCTATTTCTGAGACACTACCATCTAATGAAACTTCTCCTGTAATAGCAAATCTATTGGATATGGGCTTGTTGTTAAATATACTATATAATAACAAAGTAATTGCTACACCTGCACTAGTGCCTGATTTTGAAATTGAACCATCACCACAATGAATATGAACTCCATATTTTTGACTACTAGAGTTGTAAAGGTTTAAAAAGTTCTCTTTTGCATTCTCTTCTAATAAGTCCCATGCTAATGTTTTTGATACTTCAAAACTTTCTTTCATCATCCCATCTAATAGGCCTGTCAATCGCAATTCCAAGAAAGATGAGGCAGGAATAATTTTTGCAGTGGTTTTCAATACTCCACCTTTACCAAAATCGTTAGCATATAAACAATTAACCATACCAACTGTTTGTAAATCATTGGTAATTGGAAAATTTTGTATTTTAGGATTCAGTTTTAAATAGATTTGATCAACATCTTCAACAGAAACATTAATAGGTAAAGATAAATTAGATGATTTTGTTTCTTCACACAAACTTTCTAACATTTTTAAATTTATCATTCCAACAATTTGAGTAAGCAACTCTTTTAACTTTCGGCATCCACTTTCATAAGTATAAACTTCAATAATATGCATCAGAGTTGTATCAGATATATTAATTTTATTAACAAGTCCATGCATTGTAAGCAGTTCCGGTAAAAAAAATGATTTGCATATAGATAACTTTTCAGAACTACTCAATGCATTAAATGGTATTCTTTTGATCCTATCTAATAAAATCTTATCCATTAAGGAAACATCATTATAAGAAAGAATAAAAATTACTTTTGAAAGATCAATCCCAATTCCATTAAAATATTTATCTTGAAAAGTTTCATTTTGTGTCGTATCTAAAATATGTGTTAAAACGCCAATAATTTCTTTCCCACTTTCTGTTTTTGATATTTTATCCACTTCATCAAACAATATAATTGGGTTCATGCATTTCGAATCAATTAAAATTTGAACAATACTTCCCCACATGCTTCCTAAATATGTATAATGATGTCCATTTAGAGTACTACCATTTACATCGCCACCTAACGGAATCATAAAAAACGGTCTTGAAATTCCTGCTTCATCTTTCAAACATTCTGATAATCCGTATTTAGCTAACGAAGTTTTCCCAACTCCCGGAGGCCCTTCAAATCCGAATGCATACCCACTATTTAAGTTGCCATGAATCATTTGAGCAACTATTTGTTTCAATGCTTTTTTAGCTTTACTATGTCCATATACAGCACGTTCAAAAGTAGATTCGATTTGTCGCATAAATTCGGGTATACGTTGCAAAGTAGTTTTAATATTATTAAGTGCACATTGTTTTGTTTGGTCCAATTTTATAAGTAATGGTGCAAATTCAACATTTGTTTTTTCTAGTTCTTGAAATTTAGTTAGCACAGATTTTGATACTTTGTATGGAATTGCAACATTATATTTCAAAATATACTTATTAATTGCTTTAACTAAACGATTGCTATCATGTATATCGTTTTCATAAATGTTAAACAAAAATCTTTCAATAAAATTCCAAATTTCATGAAATGTCCAAGTTTGATAGAATTTATTATCATAATTATCAATAAATATTATTTCTAATTGATTCATTAAATTGGTTCTTGTTTTTAATATATCTTCTGAACGATAATATCCAAATGGGATTCTTAAAAGACCTTCAACATATTGTTTGCATTTACTAGAAGATTCTTCACTTTTTGTTTTAATATCCTTTATTTTTATCATTGCTTTTTCTTTTACAGATACAGGTACTTTTAACATCATAACTTGTTGTTCGAGAGTTAGATTTGTATCCATTTGTGAATTCGTTGCCATTGTCATAGATGCTTTAGAATTTATAATACAGCTATTAAATTCTGTTTGGAGACAAAATGGTAAACTATCTCTTACAGTCATTTGAATAGAATTAAATGCGTGGTGTGAATCCAGCAAGTTAGACGAAGATAACAAATCAAATAAAAAATAAACATAAATTGAATTTGAATTATTTAAAATATTTGATAAAGTTTTGGTTTGATAATCTGTTATTAATAAATTCAATATTACTTGCCTTTGATGAAAAAGATCTAAATTTAAAAATTCTTTGACAACAGATCCAATTGTTTTTTCTTTTAATTTAATTACCTCCTTTTTAGAAATTTCTACATGTTTCTTAAATTCTGTTTCATGCTTTACAAGTAGAATATCTTTCAAACATAAATAATTTATTGGATATGTTGCTATTATTTGTTCTATCCTTTCATTAATAAGTGGATAGTTTTGAATAATTCCATTTGATGTATAATTATTATCCAAAAACCCAGTGATTATGAATTCCTTCCCTAAATGTAACTCAATGCCAAAACATCTCATAAAAAAAGTTTGTGATTTGGTGTCTTGTAATTCAATGGAAGAATCAATTTGTGTGGACACAACTCTATTATCTAATACGCTTAAAGGATGAAAATGCTTTCCCAACAGATTTAATAGGTCTGAATGGTATTTGCTAAGGTTAATTGAATTTAAAAAATCATCTTCATCAAAAAATATCCAAAAAACGTTTTTTAAAGAATGTGTTCCATATGTCGAAATAATGTGTTTAAATAGCTTATGTAATTCGGCAAATGTAGATGGTGTGCTGGGTTCATCCAATAGACGGTTTGCATGTTGTATTTGACAATTGAACTTGGTCTCAATATCTTTTGTAATTAAACAATTGAAGCGCAGTTTGGAAAACAATTCTAAACAGTCTTCTAAGATGCTGTAATATTTTACTTTTAACAAATTGATAACGTTTTGATTTTCCATTTTTTTCAAGATGATATTTATTTTATAAGAACATTTAAAAAAAATAAAATATATATAAGGTAAACAAATATTACGATTTTTATTAAGTTTACTCAACTAAATGTCTAAGAGTGTTATAAACAAATCTGTAATTACTAGTCTTAATACAAAAACTTTTTCAGAAATTTTGAATAAAAATCCCGGAATTTTAGTTATTAAAATAGGTGCTGCATGGTGTAAACCATGTCAGGCTATAAAACCGATTGTTGATGCATTTTTTGCGAGCAGTCCACCAAATGTAATTTGTGCAGATATTGATATTGTTGATAAAAAGAATGAAGAATTGTATCTTGTATTGAAAAAAAAACTGCGATTACAAGGTATTCCATGTATGTTAATGTATCGTTCAGATAATTTAGAGATGATACCAAATGAAATTATTACCGGTTCGGAGCCTTCTAGTTTGCATATGTTTTTCACAAAGTGTGGCAATGAGTTGAATCAAATAGAGAAATCACAATCCAAATATCAACAAAATGGTTCAACACTTTAAAACTAGAAATATATATTTAGAGATATTTTATGGTATTAAATCAAATGTTAAGTATAGATGTAGGTATAAAGCATATGGCATATTGTTTTTTTCAGAAAGATATAAATAAAATACAACAATGGGGAATAATTGATTTAACAAAGGATACAACGAATTCAACGATTGAATTGTGTCATTTCTGTCTTAAAAACGCGTATATTTCTTATAAAAACTCATTGTATTGTAAGCGGCATATGAAATTGAATATTAACAAACCAATTTTTGTAATTTCAGAAACAAATTTTCAATCTTTAAAAATAAGTAAACTTGAAGAAATTGAAACGTTTATGATGAATGAATGTCATGATATGAAGGAGTTGTGTCTTCAAAAACAAATGAAAAATAAAACTAAAATTGAGAAGATTCATATTATTTCATTATTTTACAAAGAGGTATGTTGTATCGAAGTCAACAAAATATCAAAGGCATCTAATCAAATTAGTTTAATAACGTTGGGTAAAAATTTAAAAAATCATTTTGATAGTTTACAATTTGATGGTCTACAAACTGTCATTATTGAAAATCAGTTAAGTCCTATAGCCTCTAGAATGAAAACAATTCAAGGCATGGTTGCACAATATTTTCTGATGAAGGATTGTTACACAAACTTAACGACGATTGAATTTGTTTCTTCTCAAAATAAATTAAAAGATGTTTTGAAGGATACTAAAATTAAATTGTCATATAAGGAAAGAAAAGCAAAAAGTATAGAAGTTTGTTTACAATTGTTAGAAACTGAAGATCCACAATTCATAGAGATTTTTAAAAATTCATCTAAAAAAGATGATTTAGCTGATTGTTTTTTACAAGGATACTCTTACTTACAAAAGAAAGCTTTTTAAAAACAAACTATTGAGAATTCGTAATACTTAAAAATATAAGTTCTTTGATATTTTTAAACATTTTAGAAAACAATTCCAACAAAAAAAGCCGAAAAGAAGAAAACATGGAACCAGAACTAATTGAATTGTCATCAATAGGGGATAACTTATCGTTTAACAACAACAGTAATAATTCTACAAATAGTTTTGGTGGTGGAATAGAACTGCTCATGAATAGTGACACTAAAGCCAAAACGGATAACAAAGTTGCGTTTGATGATATTAATAGTTTAGAAAATGATCTTAATAATTTAGTTTTGGAAGAAGAAACCAAACCAATGGAGACTGTTCATTTCTTTGATACTGTCAATCAACCATCTACACCAACTTCGTCACAATTACCAGAAGTTACCAAAACATGGGATGGGTATACAAAAATGTCAAATGGTAATACTTCTGAGTTTGTAGCACCACCTTCTTCTTCATCTTCATCTTATTCTTCTACACCAAACGTTGCCATGTCAAAAGAAGATATTATCCGTGAAAAATTTAAATATTTGAAAAAATTAGAAGCATTGGAATCTAAAGGAGTTAATCTTACCAAAAAATATGGTATGGATTCACCTTTGATTGAAATGCAGGGAGAATATGAGATGATTATGGATGAAAAATCGAAACAAAACTCAATTAAATTTCAAGCGAATATGATGATGGCAATTATTAATGGAATGGAGTTTTTAAACAATAAATTTGACCCATTTGACATTCGATTGGATGGATGGAGTGAACAAATTAATGAAAATTTAAGTGATTATGATGATGTCTTTGGAGAACTACATGAAAAATATAAAAATAAAGCATCATTAGCTCCAGAAGTGAAGTTACTTTTTCAACTAGCAGGTAGTGGATTAATGATTCACATGACAAACACAATGTTTAAATCCTCTATGCCTGCTATGGATGATATCTTGCGTCAAAATCCAGATTTAATGCAACAGTTTCAAACAGCGGCGGTAAAATCCATGAGTGATACATCGCCCGGTTTTGCCGGGTTTATGAACAATGTCACAGCACCAGCACAGAAATCATTTAATGATTCATCATCTTTCTTTCAAGAAGGACATAGACCGGGAAATAATACAATGGCAAAAACATCTGTTTTCGATACATTTGAAAATTCAAGAACGTCAACTATTGGAAGTAGACCTGAAATGAAAGGACCCAGTGGTGATATTTCAGAAATATTAGCAGGATTGAAAACAAGAACAATTCAAGTTGAAGGACCATCCTCTTCCTCCTCTAGCAATATACAAAGGCAGCAATCTCAGATGATGCCAAATTCAAACAACAATAGCACAATTAGTCTATCTGATACAAAGGATTTATTCAGTGGAGAGCCCAAAAAAAGTAGACGAAGAAATAAAAGTGATAAAAATTCTGTTAGCTTAGATATCTAAAAAAACAAACAAACAAACAAACAAACAAACAGAAACAGATAGTAAAATATTAGATAATAAAATAAATAGTTTCGGCAATTTTTTCGACAAATTTAAAAAAGGAGTTTAATCATTTTTTAAAAAATAAGTTCAATAAAACAATGACGTCACTTGAACTGCAATTTCGTAGCTTAGAAGCGTTTTTGAAGTTTTATAAAAAGCAAAAGGGTGTGAGTGCTTCTGACTCAGACTCACTTTCATTATCAAATAGTAAACAACATGGACCATTCCCTCAATGTCATGAAATTACACACACGCGTATTGGTGGGGATCAATCAAGCAATATATATGGAGCTGCCTTTTGTATCCCGAATGAAATGATGGATGAATTTTATCATCACTACTATAATTTTGTATTTGAAAGCAATGGGAATGAATATTTAACTGAAAAACAAATTGATTCCGAATCAGCGATATTAATTGACTTGGATTTGAAATATAATGGAGACGTTGCAGAGAAACAATATACTGATAATGACATTTTTAGTATTGTTTTTTGTGGATATTTGGAAAAATTGAAAGAAATGTTACAATTTGATGACACTATATTTTATGTTTATATTTTTGAAAAACCCAAAGTAAATTTTGTATCCGAAAAGGGACTTACGAAAGATGGAATTCATATTATTATTGGCTTAAAATTGAACCGCCAACTGCAAATGACCCTTCGACAAAATATGATTGAAATTATACCTAGTTTGGTGAATATTCCAATTATGAATGATTGGTCAAACGTGATTGATTACACTATTACATCAGGAAGTACAAATTGGCAATTATATGGCTCCAAAAAACCCGGTCATGATGCATATCAACTCTCTGCTTTATATGAAGTTCAAATGGATATGTCTGATAATGAATTCAAAATAAAAAATTTAATGAAGGAAGAAGAAGAAGAATCGTTCACGTTTACAAAAGAAATCATGATCGCTCTTTCTGCCCGAAATACAAACATCCCATCATTTCCAATTAAACAACAATATCATCAAGTGGCAACATTTCGACAAAATTCGAAAATGGCTGCATGTGGTGCAATACCTTATTATTCTCACCAACAATCAACCTCATCACAATCTGGTCCAACGTATAATATGAATCGAATAACAAATCAAAACGAATTAGACGCAGAAATCGAGAAAATGATTGCATCATTAAATCCATCTACAGAATATCACGTGAAAGAGACACATGAATTTGCTATGATTTTGCCCGAATGCTTTTACGAACCCGGATCGCATTTGTTGAATCGAAAACTAGCATTCGCTCTTAAAAACACGGACCCGAGAAATTTTCTTACTTGGGTGAAAGTTCGGAGCAAGGCAGACGATTTCGACTACTCTTCTATTGAATCATTGTATAAACATTGGTCAAATCACTTTAATCAAAAAGACTATGAGTTTAAAGGATTAACCAAACGATCGATTATGTTTTGGGCAAAAGAACAAAATCCCGAATCGTTTCATAAACTTCGAAAAAATACAGTCGACTTTTTCATTACTCAATCTCTGAGCACTGGTTTGGACTATGACTTTGCATATGCTATTTATCAAATGTTGAAAGGGGAATACGTTTGCTCGCAACTTGTTGGGAAACCAACATGGTATCACTTCGAAAACCATCGATGGGTGAAAGACAAGGGAAACAGTCTACGGCTCGCAATCTCAAGTACTTTTTATAACAAATACGAGAAAAAAATTCAAAGTTTACAAAAACATCTAATAGAACTCAAACGCCAAGTGGACGCAAAAATGATTGATAAGAGTGCAACGGAAACAATTGAGGCTACCCTGAAAATTGCAGAAAAAAATATCAAAAAATTGAAACAATGCAGCGACAAGAACAATATATACAAAGAGTTGGCGGATATTTTTTACGACAAAGATTTTTTACAAAAAATGGATAAAAACAAGAATCTAATATGCTTTAAAAATGGTGTTGTTGATATCAAACAAAGACAGTTTCGTGATGGTTATCCGGATGATTATATTACAAAAACAACTGGAATTGATTATTTCCCACTTGACTACTGGACTTCAAATGCTCCTCATATTGAAGACAGCATTCGTGATTTTTTCGAGAAAGTATTTCCCATTGAAAGTGTGCGAAAATATATGATGGATCATCTAGCTTCGTGTTTGATTGGAGAAAATATCAACCAAACATTTACAATTTATTGTGGTCGAGGAAGTAATGGAAAATCTTTACTTACTGATTTTATGGCAATGACTTTGGGTGAATACTCAGGAACAGTACCTGTAACGTTAGTTACCGACAAAAGATCTTCTATTGGGTCAGCTACATCGGAACTCATGCAATTAAAAGGTGTGAGATATGCAGTGATGCAAGAACCATCTAAAGATGCGAAAATCAATGAAGGCATAATGAAACAATTAACTGGTGATTCTCAAATGCAAGCTAGAGAACTCTATTGTGAGAGCGAAAGTTTTACTATTCAATTCAACTTGGTGGTTAGTTTAAATGAATTGTTCAAAATCAATAGCAATGATAATGGCACGTGGAGACGTATCCGGGTAGTAAATTTTGTTTCCAAATTTAAGGACGCTTACGACATTTCATACAATGCATTAAAACCAGACGACGACGACGAAGACGACGATGAATCATCCGGCAGAACATCAACTGCATTAACGTCATCATCATCCTTATCATCGATGATTACAGATCACGAAAAATTTGTATTTGTAAAGGACCCAAATTTAAAAGATAAGTTGCCTGAATGGGCACCTTGTTTGGCAAGTATTCTAGTCGATCGTGTCTTTCAAACAAATGGAATTGTGAAGTCATGCAAAGAAGTAATGGAAGCATCTGACAAATATCGCCGTGATCAAGACGCCATCGCTCAATTCATCAAGGAAAAGATTACCAAACGAGAAGGAGAATCATTAAAGTTTACCGCTGTAACGAAATGTTTTAAAGAATTTTTGAAATTTAACTCGTTAACAGGAAGTTCTCCAAAAGAGTGTGTCGAGTTTATGAAGCAAAACTTTACTCTTTCATACGACAAGAAATCTTTTTTAAATCTTGGTTTAGTTCCTGACATTCCTCTGTACGCGGGGGATCCTGAGAACAGTCCAGCTGTTGTATAACTAATTGTTTGGTAAATCGAAAAGAATTCTCATTCATTTTGCGTTTATTCAAATTACATTTTAAACATGACACTACAACATTCCCACGATTATGTCCTATATCATTCTGTTTGCGATCCAAAGACCATTGATTCATTTCTCTTACTATATCATAATTAATTAACACACCATTTTGACAATAAGAACATTTATACGATTCGGTTTTCAGTAATTCTAAAACAAATTCAATATCTACAAAAGCATTTTCATTATAACGTTTTTTCAATATGTCTTGACTTCTGTATCCACTTAACTTTTTTTGAATCGCTTCTATTTCATTCGTATGAATAAGTTTTTTTTTCTGTTTTTGAAAAAACGAATTTGGATCCTTTACTTTTTTAATCCAATAACGATTAGTTTTACCTATTATATTGATTTCTTTTTCCAGTTTTATGCTTTTCCTTTTTTTATTTATTATTTTTTTAAATTAAATATGCATTTGCGTTACCAAGTATTGAATTTTCTGGTTTAATATTTAAGTAAGGATTCATAAATTTTTGATTAGCAATATAAAGTAATAAAGTAACAATAATCTCACTTAAAAAATTGGAAAAAAATGGGAAAAATAAAAGTATTAGACAATATACAATAAGTTTACTAAACGAGGAATCATTTACAACCACAAACAACAAATATAGGTATATAACATACAGTACCATGTATACAAAAACATATATTTTGTACATTTGATTGGTATTTTCAATGTATTGTTTTTCATAATAACTTTTCCTGTTATTTGTATAAATATCTGTTTGAGATTCACTGACCCCTGCTGTTAATAATGCATTTTCACGTCTTAATTTCATGTAATACTCAATTGAAACTACGTATGAATCTAATATATATAAAGGTGTTACTTCCGATGATAAATTGTAAGAGCCTTTAAATGTCGAATCAGCATTTAAAAAGCTTATCATTTTGCTAGCACTACTAATGACAGGTTGAAATACGTTTTCTAAAAATGGCATTTTTTCGAATCGTTTATAGTTTATATTATTTAATAGTATTTACTTTTTTATTATGTTATAATGTCTAAGATGATGATGACTACGATGACGATGACTATGACGATGACGATGACGATGACGATGACGATGACGATGACGATGACGATGACGATGATGATGACGCCGTTGCTGCTAATGAAGACGTCGATGAAGATGAAGACGACGACGTTGTCGATGAAGATGCTGTTAAGGTTGATGTTGATTCTGATGCTGCAGGAGTACTACATGTTTGACACGTCGGACAACTACTCGCACTTGGCGCATCCCATGGATTGTCAAAAGTTGAATTTGCAGGGACTACAGTTTGAGAACTACTTGTATCATAACTTCCAAAATCGTATTTCTGATAATCCATGTTGTTTCTCATTGCCATATCAGTTAGTTGTCGAACGATGAAAAAAGATCCAACTACAAAGGTACCTCCTAGGCATATGTAAAATATCATTTTCGGCATACCTAGTTTATATAAAATACACAATACACAAACATGGATACAAACAACTACAATAATTTTTAACAAATGTGTTTGATTTTCGTACATCGAAGCATAGTATTCATTAATTTGAATTAATCGTAGTTGATTATTATTTTCGTCGTAAACGTCTAAAAGTTGTTGTTGTGTTTTGGCCAATTCTGAGTTAATTACATTCATTGACTGAATCTCGTAAGATAGTGTTGGGTTAGTTGTTGCCAAATCATCTATTTGCGAACTTAATTGTGTAGTCAAGCTTGAATATAAAGCTTTTCGATCATCCACTACATTTTGAATATCTTGTTTTAATACTGTAGATTCAAATGAAGAAGGATTTTCTATAGTTGTATTGATATATGTAAGAAGGTCTTGTTCAGAAGCAAGTAAAGCAGTCGCATCTTGATACAATGATGACGTCATTAAACTTTTTTTTTTTAATATTTGTTTATATAATTTTAATTGTTTTGTTATTCTTTTCCTGATTTTGACAATAAAACCATGGCTACGATAAACATAACAAATGTCAAAACACACCAAATTGTAAACATTGTATTTTTTTGTATGACGTTGATATTACTAACATTTACATATTCGGGAGTAATTGATTGACTTCCATTACTGTTAATTGATGCTAAAAGATTAACAGAATCGCCAAATGAATCACTACCCAATGAAAATCCTTCATTTGCATAATAAAGTGTTCCTCCAGTAATTGCATCTGACATAGTTTGAACCATATTATCTAAACTACCTTTCATTTTATTTATACTTTTTGTTGTCTCATTTGTTCTTGCCTTTACACCACATAACTTATCTTGTGACATTTCTACAAGTCCTATATTTGGATAATCTCCTAGATTCATTGGATAATGATTCCAACGTACACTATCAATATCAATAACATCCTTTTTACAACTAGGGTTATTAATAACTTCAGGCATCTTAAAATATGAATTAATGTTAGACGTAATCTTATCTTGAGGTATTACAGAAGATCTAGACAAAAGTGAACTAGTTGAAACCAAATTACAGTTATTATTAGTATCTAAAGTAAAGCCAATACATTCATTGTTGCTATTGCATGCATTTGTGCAATCTGTGGCATTGCTATTTGCCAAGGTTTGTAGGCTATTGCCGTTAGCCTGCATATTATAGTTACTAATTTCTCTATAAGTAGTTGATTCTGGATAATCTAAATTGTCTTTTGAGTAAGGATACAATTCACCATTTTCGTCGATGTAACCCACTTTTCCTAAACTTGGTGATACTTTATCAGATAGTTGGTATATTGCATTTGTTCCATCACTGCCATATACTTTATTATCACCTAATGTTACTGTTGATTGATATTGACCACCATCAGTAGCTTGCGATAAACTATTTGAACCATAACATGCCGCATTCATACTGAATGAATTGCCACTACCGAGTCTTGGCCCAAGCCCAAAATAGTTAAAACCTTTGGATTTTGCAGTACTTGCACATGTACTATAATTAGATTTATCGCTTAGCTTCGTCATATTATTAGTATTTTTAAAGCATTGTAAGTACTTGGAAGTATTGGTGACTTCATACAGATTATTTTTAGAGTTAATACCAGAAAGTTGACCTCTACGATTATAATAACCTCTATTGACTGCATTATCGTTATTACTAACGAAACATTTGCCACTATAAGCATCAGTTCCATCTTGCAAACCAAAATATTTATAGTTGTTCATTTTTGCATAGTTTAAACATGTATCTTTTGAAAATGTATTGGATCCGTCGTCGACAGAGGTCATTCTGCTTTGGTAAAAGTATCCTTTCGGTATAACATCCGATGTTGTTTCATAAATGGCTAAACATTTTGGTCCACCATATACTTTATTATCTCCTGAAGTCCTACAAGCTGAAGGTTGTGCTGGCATACTATAAGCACTCCCTGCATTATTAAACAACCCACATTTCACGGATTGTTGTGTATTTGGTAAGGTAGGATCTGCACCTTGTAAAGAAAAAAAAGAATACCCATAATCTGATGCAGCCTGTTGACAGGTATCGAATGTATATGAATATTTCCCATTATCGATAAACTTTATTTTTGGTGCGGATCCTTCTAAATTATCATAATAAGATCCTAAAAAATTTGAATTTGGATTACTATTTCTTTGAGTTACTACTACATTTTTACCTTCATTACCACAAGATTGATTTGGTTGCATAGGCGTGCCTGTCATAAAAGCATAACCATCCGTTCCGGTACTATATGACCCACCTGCCGAAGTGTCTACTACGCCTGAACTAAATACCAATGGTTCAGAGGATGTGGCTGGACAACCGTACAAACCATTTGAGGACACCTTGTAAGTATCATATGATTTAAAAACACCTTCATCTGTAATATAACCTAAACTTCCACTACCTCCAAAATACACATTTTTTCCTAGATATGGGTTCGATGAATTTACTGTTTCAAAATAATCTTGAGTAATTTTGCCTTCTTTTTCTTGCGAAGACGCTATTGCATCAACGGTTGGGTATAATTCTGTAGATTCTGCATTTCCTGTTTGCAATAATAATTTTGTTCCTTCATCAAATGAACTTTGTTTACTACTTATAGAACTTTTCAAAGCCTTTTGCGAATCTGAAATTTGTTGAATTTGACTGCTTAATGAATCAAAGTTTTCTTGAAACCCATATTGCATCTTTTTTTTTTAAAAAAATTGGTTTATTTTTCGTTTATTATTATTTATAAATCAAAAAACAATTCCTCTGAGTTATATGTAGTAGTTGCGAGAGAATATTCGCTTACACGTTTTTCAAAAAAATTTGTTTTCTGATCAATTGAAATGAAGTCCATAAAATCAAATGGATTGTTTACATTGTATATTTTTGAACAACCCAATTGTACTAAAAGCCTATCTCCAATAAATTTAATATATTGACTCATCATCATAGAGTTCATTCCTAGTAATCGGCATGGCAAAGCTTCGCATATAAATTCAATTTCAATATCAATGGCATCTTGAACAATTTCGACAACAACTCTTTCTTCTAATCGTTGTGTTAATTTCGAATAAAGTAAAATAGCAAATTCGGTATGCAATGCTTCATCTCTAGATATTAATTCATTTGAAAATGTTAATCCCGGCATTAGTCCTCTTTTTTTCAACCAAAATATACTTGCAAATGCACCTGAAAAGTGTATACCTTCAACACATGCAAATGCAACTAATCGTTGCGCAAATGTAGCATTCTCATCATTTATCCATTTTTGTGCCCATGCTGCTTTTTTAGAAATACATGGAAAATTATCTAATGCTTCAAAAAGAATACCTTTTTGGAAAGTATCTTGAATGTAAGAATCGATTAAAAGACTATATGTTTGAGAATGAATATTTTCCATTGCAATTTGAAAACTATAGAATGATCTAGCTTCGGCTAATTTAACATCATCAAAAAAACGAATCGCAATATTTTCCATTACAATTCCATCACTTGCTGCAAAAAAGGCTAAAATCATGCTTATAAAATGTTTTTCATCCACTGTTAAACTATTCCAATGTTCTCTATCCTTACTTAAATCAATTTCTTCTGGTCTCCAGAAACATGAAACTTGTTTTAAATACATTTCCCAAATATCAATATCTTTAATAGGAAAAATAACGAATCTATTATTTTCTTCCTTTAGCAACCAATCATCATTTCGTTCCATTAATTGTTATATATATTTTTTTATAGAATAATAATACTATTGGTCTTTAATATTTTTTTGTTGTAATCAATGGATACTAAAAAAAAACAGCAACTCAAAGGGCAAGAAGAACAATACAATGCTTCAAGTCAAAAAGACATGAAAACAAAGCAAAAGAAAACTGAGGAAATTGAACGTAAAAAGAAAATGCAAAAAGCTTTAAATGTAACAACAAAAGGTTTACTAGCCAATATATTTGGAGAAAATCAGCAGACTGTTACAAATATTACCACTCCAGAAAATTTAACGACTGAGAATGTGAATGTGAATGAAATAAAGAGTGCTAAAGTACCAAGACAAAATAATCAACCTGATATTTTAAATTCAAAACCAAACATGATCGCACAAACCATGTTAGATGAGAATGGAAACGAAATAGTCGATGATTTATCAAATGAAAGAATAGTTGTTGAACGGCTATTAGAAGACAAAGACAAAACAATTGAATTGTTATCTTTCAACGCAAATAATCATACCGAGTCGATTGAAAGGCAATATGACAAGACCACCAATATTTTAGAACAAGCCATGGAAAAAGACCGAAATTTATTTGACGAATTTGCAAAAAAAATTGAACTTATAATTGCTGAAAAGGACAAGACGATTGAAAAACTTGTTAGTGAATCTAATAAATCTCATGAAGATTCTTCACAAAAAATGTTAGAGTTGCAAAAAGAATACAATACCTCTACAACAAGTTTACAGACAACTTTAAACGAAGATCGAGCAGCATTTGCCACATATACGAAAAGTGCTGTTGATGAAAAGGCATTTTCAAGTCGAATGTTACAAACTACTATAGATTCTTTTAAAGAAACTATCAATAAGACAATAGAAGAGTTTTTAAAGTCAAAATCTCAAACTGATGTAGACCACCAAAATGAAATAACCAGATTGACACAAGCAAATTCATTATTACAAAAAACGATTTTTGATATTCAAACGGATAAAAATTCTACAATGGCACTTGAATATTTAATATCCCATTCTAAGAAATATGAGCAAAGTTTGGATGAAATTAGAGGTTATGAACCTAGACAAAAAAATAAACTTGATTCCATAAAACAATCTTTCACGACCAATACAACATCATTAAGCGAGTTGGAATCCAGTCTAACTAATCAAAATACTAAACTAGAACAATTGAAAGGTCTATTAGTTGTACAATATCAGAAATTTGCCAAATATGAAAATGATATCCAAACAAGGTTAAAGCAGTTTGATTCTTCAATAGGAAGTACTCTGAATGGGATAGATAAAACAATGGCCTCTACAATAGCTGTAACAACAAAGACTAGTGAAATAGAAAGAAAAATTGCGAATATTCCTATTTCTTTAGAAAATGAAGTAGACCAAATTAAAAAATACATAGACCAATTAGTTGTAAGAATAAATGATAGTACCAATGACTTAATGGACAAAATTATACAAAACATGAACAGACAATTAACTAGAGTTGTTGCTGCTAGTGGTTCAACTCAAGCAAGGTAGTTGTTGGAAATCTCGCGAATTCTTCGATACCTCCATTGTTTAAGAAGTTTAATTCTTTTAACCGTATTTTGAAGAATTGGAATACACACTTTTAAAAAAATTCTGAGCCAAAATGTTTTCAATATAGCCACACATTCTCCAGAATCTAATACAATAATTTCTGCAATTTGAAGAGAATCTTTAACATTATATTCTGATTCAAAACTAGACCTTAAACTTTTTTTTGTATTTTTAATTTCTTTTTTAATACTATTCATATCCCTTTTTGTGAATATATAATGACAAATAAAATGTGTTTCAATGTCAGGGTGTGTGTTGTTATCCATTCCATGAACAAGTTTATTATATTTTTGAACTAAAACAAGATTATATTTCGTATGATTAACCATGTATATAAAAATTTAAATTGTATTGTAATTGTATTTTTGAATAAAAAAATAATATTTTGAATAAAACAAATATGGTAAAACAAAATAATAAATTGAATCTAATCAGTAATAAATATTTGTTATATATAGTTTTTATTTTGAACATTTTATTTTTTGGTTACATTGTTAACAAAAACAATCATGCAACAATTATTATCTTTTTATTAACTGGTGGGCTATTACGATGTTACACCGGCAATATGCTTGTTGTGTTATCTATTGCATTGTTTGTATCCGTTTTGTATTGTTTCTCAAGACAATATCAATATCCTTTATACGAGGGTTTCGCTGACGGAACAGCAACAGCAGCAACAACAACAACCGTAGCAGTACCAGCAACAACCGAAGTACAACAAGTAGCAGTACCAGCAACATCCGAAGTACAACAAGTAGTAGTACCAGCTACAACTGAAGTACAACAAGTAGCAGTACCAGCAACAACTGAAGTACAACAAGTAGCAGTACCAGCGACAACTGAAGTACAACAAGTAGCAGTACCAGCAACACAAACAGTGTTAGTACAACCAACAACGGAACAATTTGGAAGTAGAAAACCAAAGGGTTCGATTTCTTCGAAAATAAATTATGCAGAAACCGTTGACGAGGCATATAGCAATCTTGATAAGTTGATTGGTAACGGTGGTATAGAAAAGTTAACAAGTCAGACTAATGACTTACTTCAACATCAAGGCAAACTTGTTAATACCATGAAAACATTGTCTCCTTTAATGGACCAAGTAAATTCCTTAATAAGTAGTTTTGAATCTGTTAGTCCATTGAAACCAAAATCCTTTGTCAATGCATAAATGTTTTGTTTTTTTTATGAATGAATATATTTTTGCGATTTGTTCTTATTCTTGTTTTCAATTGTTTTCATTTGATGTTTTTTTATAGTGGAATAATGCGAAGGTATTATTTCATCATATTTTCGATGACGATAAATGCTTTTTGTTTGACTAGCAGTAGATTCTAATATTTTGTAAAATCTACGTCTTGTTATTCTCATTCAAAAAACTATATATTTTTGATTGTTGATTTTTGTTTTTTTTGCCTTAATTTTCCGCACAGAAGTTTTACTAAAAGATCAAAAATGTAATATTATTATAAAAGCAAAGGATATCAAACCGAATCGGAAAAAAAAACAAAAATATTTAGGACAAAGAAAAAATGTCTACGATAAATATTTCGTCTACCACAGTAACTGGTAGTTGTGATCAAAAATGTTCATTTCAAACCGACCAATACAAAACCATGTCAAGTTTAACTTCTCAAAATACATCTGCTTTTATTAAGGTTACACCTGTCAATACAGATTCATTTGGTGTGTTTAATTCGAAAAACTATACAGTCGATAATATTATGATATCGTTACCATCATCGCTTTATTACAATGGAAATAGTGCATCGGCAGAGATATCTATTGTTCATAAGTCTCTAGACAGTAGTATGTTTATGATAATTATTCCAATAAGTGTTATTGAAAATACGATAACTAGTTTTAATCCACAGTCACAGCAAATTGTTGAAAATATTATTTATGCAACTGCTACGTACGCTCCTCAAGTAAACGAAACAACTTCACAAGGAATCAATGCCTTTTCTATAAAAGATTTAATACCAAAAACTTCATTCTATTTTTTTACATTAGATTCATATATGAATGTTGTAACATTTGAATTAAGTTCTTCTATTCAAATTAAAAAGGATATTTACAATTTATTATCAACCATTGTAAAGCCTAAAAGTCCATTAACAGTTTCAACTACAATACCAGTTTTTAAAAATTCAGTTGGAGCTACCCTAAATAAAAATTCTACATCGAATGAAATTTATATCGATTGCCAACCTACTGATCAATCTAATGAAGTAGTCGGTATAGAAGGTAAGAGTTTGTATTCCAATGAACTAAAACCGCAGATACCGTCAAAACTATCTTTTATGATGTATTTCATTTATATAACAAGACACCCATATTTTCGCATTGTTATTGCATTTATTGTATTTTTTATCATTTTAGTGATCATATATCTGGGTGTGTTATTTACTAGACGTGGTCTTAATTAGATGATGTAATTGGGCTGGCGTCATATAAATTATTTATTATTGGATGAATGTTATCGTCACGTTCAAACGTCACACCAAAATCATTGCTTGTGGGTGCCATTTTTTGAATTATATCATGTTCTAAAGAATCCACTTGTTGTTTTTTAATATTACGATTCATAGTTTTCATTTCATGTAATTTTTTTTGTTCTTTTTCGTTATAAACAAAGGTTCCTTGTTCTATAGACGACTTAACAATTAATTGAAATCCGACTAATATTCCAAGAATACCAACGATTGGATTAGAATATAAAAACAATGTTGTAAAGATTAAAATCACTGCCATTTTTCCATATATTGTATCAACTATTGTCGAAATAAAGTAAGGTAAAGGATAATTAGAAACTAAAAAAATCAAAAACAATAAGCTAAGAATAACTTGTGGGACATTTTTTTTCTGGAATAAATCTCCTGCAACATCTTTCATACTTTTCAATTGATTTTTTTTTGGTATATTTTAAATATTTATTAAAAATTTTCTTTTGTTTTTGTTTTTGATAACTATTTCATTATCAAAATATTTACTTTAACAAACAAAAAAAGAGCAATATGCAGAATTATATCGGAAGAAGAGGTTTTACTGTTTATAAATCTACATTAACCGTTCATGAGTTAGATAAACTCAAATCGTCACTTCTTGTCAAACCGTCTTCAAATCAAGGGAGTAAATTTTCAAAAACAAATTATGAAACCGATATATGTTATCCAATTTATAGAGAATCCGATACCAGAATTTATCTGCCCCGATATTTTGGATTGGAGAGATTTGGAAATACAAAAATAAAAGAGATTAATGATTATGAGCCTATTGACTTACCATTTAATGGAGATTTACGGGCAAATCAAATTCCAGTCGTTGAATCCTATTTCAGTGCGTTAGAAAACGAGGGGAAAGGTGGGGGGCTTCTTGAATTAGAATGTGCATATGGTAAAACAGTTATTGCGTTAAATATAATATCGCGTTTACGTGCTAAAACATTAGTGATTGTACACAAAGAATTTTTAATGAATCAATGGATTGAACGAATCACACAATTTTTACCTTCTGCACGTATTGGTCGTATTCAAGGGAAAACAGTTGATATTGAGGATAAAGATATTGTTCTGGGAATGTTACAATCTCTTTCAATGAAATCTTTTCCAAAGGAAACATTCAAATCATTTGGTTTAACTGTTGTAGACGAATGTCATCATATATCTAGTGAAGTATTTTCATGTGCCCTTTTCAATATAGTTACTTTGCATACATTAGGTCTGTCTGCAACTATGGAAAGAAAAGACGGTACATCATTCGTAATAAAAATGTTTTTAGGAGATATTTGCTATGTCGGAAAAGATGTTGAAAAACACAATGTATTGGTCAAAGGTATTACGTTTATCGAAAAGGACAATGCAGAATTCAATGAGGTCTGCGTGGACTATAAAGGCAATGTACAATATTCAAAAATGATTTCCAAGTTATGCACTTTTACCCCAAGAAGTGACTTTATTGTTGAAATAGTACGAAATATGTTGTTAGAAAATCCAAACCAACAAATCATGATTCTTGCGCATAATAAAAATATATTAAAATATTTATTTGAAACAATTGCAAGTAGACAAATTGCAACGGTTGGGTATTATGTTGGTGGAATGAAAAAAGAAGCTTTAAATGAAAGTGAAAACAAAAAAGTTATCATTGCAACTTATAGTATGGCATCGGAAGCTTTGGATATAAAAACATTGACAACACTAATCATGGCAACACCAAGAACAGATATTGAACAATCCGTTGGAAGAATTTTGAGACAAAAACATGCACAACCTATTATAATTGATATCATCGATAATCATCCTCCTTTCAAAAATCAATGGAACAAACGAAAAATGTTTTATAAATCTAAACATTACACAATACAAGAATCTACATCGATCAACTATTTCACTAGACCTAGCTTGTGTGTTAAAAAAAACATTTAGTCGTGATTAAAATATATTTTTCGAAATGTTTCAATGTATTCATCTTTTATCACATGTGTTTTTAAATAATCAGATGTAATTTTATCTTCAAGCATATGAATTAAAAAAAATAACGAATAAACACCGCATTCTGTATTTTTGTATTGGTGGCTTACTGGATATGTCTCACCAAATGTAAATTCAATTCCCAATTCTTTACCTTGTCCTATAACCCTATCAACAAATCTTTTCACCTGCGATGGAATACGCATTCCTGCACTATCGTAATAAAAAATTTCTTTATTTTTTGTATTAATGAATAGTGAAACCCAATGTTCCCCGTCACCTTCATATGTGTCTGTATTGATAGAAATACCGAATTTTGTTTTGCCTTTTTTCATATAATTTTTAAGATTAAAATGACACATTTCTTCCCAAACACACTCTCCATGACGCAATTTTTTGTCAAAATCTATAGGGGTGGGTCCAATGAACTTGAAACATTTGTATTTAGTTTCGTATTGCGTCATAACTTCAATAATTTCATCACTCGAAATCCACTCATTAGGATTTTTTTTCCATTCCTTCGGTGCAAATGGTGCTAAACTCGAATTTGCGATATTTGAGCGTACATTCGAGTCTACAAAAGATTGTTTTAACCAACAACTTTCCTTCTTACATTTTTTAGATAAATAAAAATTCAATAATTTCCAAATTTCTGTAGGATTATTGGTATCAATTTGTCGCAATACATGTTTTGAGTTCCATAATCTTTTTAATAGCATCAAGTCTGGATCAGTAAAACAAGTTTGTTTTGTTTTATCATTCGTTGCAGGACTGCAATTACCCTTTACTGTATGATTAGTTGTTTTCAAATACAAGTTTTCATCTTTCAACATTACTTTTTGCATTTGTTTATACTTCTGTTTCCTTTGTTTTGTTCTCTTTTTCATTATCGCATTCATTTTTCGTTTCTTCGTGCTCATTAAGTTTCTTTTTGTTTTCATTTACTATATCAAAATTATTTTTTAAAAGCCCCTTCTTCATTAAACTAGGATTTTTAAAATCAAATTCACGTTCTTTTGGAAACACGATACATTCTCTTTTAGATTTGATTGTTGTATCTGTTTTATCTTCAATTTTTTTTATTACATGTTTTTCTAAAAACGTCAACTCACGTATTGCATGTATTGGGATAACACGTGAAACGTCGACTGCTACACTTTGTTTTTCTTGTTCTTGTTCCTGTTCTTGTACTTCTTCATTAGTATTATTCATATGATCATTATTTGACTCATACAAAAATTCTGACTGTAAAAAATCAACTTTATCTTTCGTTTTAAAATATTTGACTGCTTCAACCATAAAACCGTTAAATGTATCAATTAAATCATTTAATGGAAGTTGACATGGTTCTTCATATTCTTCAAGCATAATTCTTGCACATAAATCCATTATTCGATGTTGGTAAAATTCTTTATCTTCAGTATGTAAAATGTTTGTGTTTAAACGAGGTTTGCGTTTATTTGATGACTTCAACAAAAAATTATCATAATCCATTTGTTATTTCTTTTTTTTAAGTTTCTTTTTTTTTATTTCTCTTTTTTAAAAAAAAAAAACTTATTCTATTCTTACGAATTTACATTTTTAAGTTGAATTCTCGTGTTATTGTTAAATACTGCTTGATTAAAATTCAAATTATCGGGATTAAAATTGTCAAATGTTTGTTTTTGAAACAATAAACTTTGATCTTGAAATGGGTTTGGTTTATATGGTTGATTATAAACATATAAATCACTACTAGAATTGGGAACATAAACAGATCGACTACTCTTTTGTAAAGCATAAATTTGATTTCGAAGTTCTGATTCTACATTCACATTTTTTGAATACCCCGACCATGGAGCTACACAATCAGAAGGATTAAATGTTTGCGCTGGATTATAAACAGAATATTGTTTCAAAGCTATTTTAGGTCTTTTTCTAAGATCAACAACAGGGAAAAAAGCATATTTTGTAGATACTGGACGACAATTTATGTTTGGCTGCAACTGATTCGAAGGAAACCCTCGATAAAATATTCTTTGATTAGTAGTATTTGTTATCTCAGAAGCGGAATCTTGTACTTGCATTTTTAATATTATTATTATTTTTTATATATATTTTTTAAAAATTAAAAGTTTTATATTTTTTCCAACAATTCCGTTAAACGATCCCGAAGTTTTAAAAGTTCATTTTTTAAATAGGTATTATCTTTTTTAAAATCATCGTTATTATCATTCACAAATTCAATATTTTTTATCAATTTTGCTTCACCACTAAAATCAGAAAAAGAAACTTTCCGTTTCGATGACAAAATGGAATCATCTTCATCAAATTTGCGTTGTTGAATAGATACTTGAAGCAGTTGTTCAAATTCGTTGGCCTCTAATTTTTGATCTTCTTCGACATCATTGAAAAAATATGGGTTATCAGGTTTCTTTGACACACCAAGTTCCTGATATGTTATAGTATCATCTATCGGTAATGATTCAGTTGAAATTGTTAACTTACGTTTCTGATTTTGTTTCTCATTCATAATTTTATTATTCATATTCATACTAGTATACACACCAGACAAAAATTGTTTATTTACTTCAACAAGAGATTGACTTTTGTTAAGTGGTTGTGCACTAATATAATTGCCATAATTCATAAACGAATATTCAAATATTTCCTTTAGACGTACAGAATCGTTTCCATTACTTTCTTTTCCATAACTTTCAGACAAAATAGTCCACAACAGTGTCTTATTCTCTTTACTTGTGAAAAAACTCATTTTTTTTAATGGCCTACGTTTTATGAGATTACAAATAAAATCGTCTTTAAATATAAAGTTTGATTCATGAGATTTTTTCAATGGGTACCTACTTATGGATTATTATTATTATTTCAACCTTCGCCCGTCTATAGCTGGCTCTATAACAAAAAGGGATCGAATAAACAGATACAGAAAACATTGCCTGAAAACAAACATGTCGAAGTAATACTTACGCCACTTGAAAAAATGCTTAAAGAAAAAAGAGAGAAAAAAGAAGAAATTCAATCTATTGCAACGTTAACTGAAAAGGATATTTTATCGATTGAAAGAATATTTGATGGTATCATCGACACCAATTTAAACAGAAATGATTCCGTGATGGAAACTGCTGGGCTTATCATCTGCTGTGCATTGTTTTACAAATATAAAATCACTCTAACACGGAAAAACACAAATAAATCGAAGAAATCAACGTTTCCCATATTTGTCATCACGGTATTAATTAATTTTACGCGGAATATAAAACCTGCTGAATGAAAACCGAAACAAAAAACAATTTTGATAAAGCACTTTTGATACGATTTTTGTTTTGAAAAAATTTTGATATTTAAAAACGACGATTATATCTATATATATATTTTTGACAAATGTCGTTTCAAGTTTATTACGAAAGAATGCCTCAAGAATTAGCAACATACTTTAATTTACCAAATACAATGATTAGTGTTTCAACTCCTGAGGAACAAAATCGTAACATTGTCCTCAATATACAATTATCGTTAAAGCGACGTTATTCGTATCATCAAATGCGGATTCTAGATTTGAGCGAAGAAGTGAATGACATCGTTTATTCTTTTCTAGGGCTCAGCATTGAAATTAACTTTATGGTCACGTACCCAGAGGCATTTCCATATACTGCGCCAACATGGAGATTAAACAGTTGCGTCTCAAATGCAGTATCTTCCGAAAAATTGAATAAATATATTGAAGATTGTGTTGAAATTCACAACAAAAAATCCAAACAGGATTGGTCTCCTGCTTTTAAAATTCATCTAGATTTGTTAAACTTGTATTGTTTAATCATATAAGTAAAACAAACAGATAAAAAATCAAAAAAAAATATTAATTCGAAACAATAAATTCTGTTAAATAAATTTTCAAAAAGGTAATACTTTTTCCATTTTTTTAATTGTATTTCTCAAAAGTTATTTTTGCAAAATTTGAAATAAATGATCAATTACACAATAAAAACGAACTTTTATACAATAAAGGTTATGTTTTGAACTTTGTTAATTAATTTTGTTGATCAATTTTATGAACGCTGTCTTTTTGACTTTACAAAACTTGTTAAAAAATATTAAATTCCTATGAACTGTTTACTATAAATAATTTATAACTAGTTTGATATAACATTTTTTTTCAAATTTCGCAAAAATAACTTTTGGAAATTACAATAAAAAAAAAGGAAAAAGTATTACCTTTTTAAAAATTTATTTAACAGAGTTTATTGTTTGGAATATATGTTTTTTTCAATGATTTATTCAACATTTTAAAATCTTTGTCTTTTCTACTCAACGGAATTATTTCATACATTAGAAAATGTTGTTGAATTCCAACAACACTCCACTATAAACATTTATTAACTAGTATGTTATAACATTTTTTTTCAAATTTTGCAAAAATAAGTTTTGTAAAACAATAAAAAATACAATAAAAAAATGGAAAAAGTGTTACCTTTTTGAAAATTTATTTGACAGAGTTTATTGTTTGGAATATATATATTTTTTTTAAAATTTTTGAAAAAGTTTCATACTTTCAAAATGTTTTTTAGTAACCTTGATTAATTTCACAACAATTTTGATTGCTAGTTTTTCAACAAATAATGGAAGTGGAAATGGAATTGCAAAAGATAAATGACAATTAATATCAATACTGTTTGAATCCAGTTTTGATACTTTAAAAGCAAGTGATTGAATAATTAATTGACTTAATTTTTCTCTTTGTATAAAAGGTTTTGATTCAATATTAGTAACGGTAAATGATTTTGAGTTACGTTGTTCATTTTCATGTTTATGGCTTTTGAGAAATAGATATTTTTGTTGAATACCAAATGTTTTGAAAAAATCATGAGCTAAAATAAAAATGATTGCACTAGATTCCATTACATCGTGAATACTGATTGTCTCAAATACGTTTTTGTTTAATATACCAATATATGGTAATGTCCCAAAATCAACTAAACTATACAAGTTTATATGTGGATTAAACATTTGAAGTCGTATATCATATGATCCTTTTGAAATTCGTGTTATAAAAATTTTATGTTTATTGTAAATTGTCATTGGTTTTGTTTTTTTATTATCCAAATCAAAATCCTTGTCATCATCATCATCATCATCATCTACAAACATAGAAAAAAAAGGAAGTTTTTCAAAAAAAAAAAGTTTTATCTTTTTATTTAAACGTTATAAAAAAAACATTTCTCCTCTTCGCATTCAATAAACCCTTCGAAAAGAGGGCCACTATAAATCTTTTCTCCAGTATTTTTGTCTTGATTGTCTACTTTTAAAACATATTTGGTTTCTCCAACTCCAAAAAGTTCTTTGATTTTATCAACAACAAATCCTGTGCCAAGAATTTTTTCATAATCTGGAACCAACAACGGATATCGAAAACACTCAAAATGAGGGGTAATGAACAGATGGAATGTATCGATAAATTCTTTGTACTCGGCGCGTAATGTTATTCCGTAAACCCCCTGTTGTTCGAAATATGAAGGCATACAAGTATAATATGGGATCGTTTGTGTTTTCTGCTTGCATTCCATCAAGTACTGATGAGCATCAATAATTTGTTTTTCTTCGAAGTACATTGTTTAAAAAAAATTATTTAAACGAAAATGTTTACAATACAAAACTATGGAATCGGAATTAAATAATGATGATAACAATCTTTTTGTAGAATTTACGATTTCTATTTTGTTACTTTTTGATTATTATGTTTGTGAAAATGAAACTTGGGTTATGAATGAAACATTTGAAGAAGATATAGTCGAAATAATTCAAGAAACGATTTGTGAATCTGGAATTGATGTACCGAATCAATTGGTGTATGAACTATTAACAACGTTTGCATTTGGAATAAACAAATTGTATCCATTTCGTTCTTATCAAACAAGCTTTGTGACAGAAAAAACTTTATTGGAACTTGAAATGATAGATACTGCCTTGAAGATACTAAACAATGTAGTTCAACATGAACAGCGATCTGATGAATGGTATGAATATCGACATAATTTGATTACTGCTAGTAATGCATATAAAATGTTTGGAAGTCAAAGTCTGCAGAATTCATTGATTTATGAAAAATGTCAACCCATTAAATGTTTTTCGAATCAAGTATCTGAAACGTCGCCTTTGCATCATGGTCAAAAATATGAGCCCGTAAGCATTGCTTTGTATGAAAAGATATATGATACAAAAGTTAGTGAGTTTGGGTGTAATCAGCACCCTGTGTACAAATTTCTAGGGGCGTCGCCCGATGGAATTAATACGGATAAGGAAAGTAGTCGTTATGGACGTATGCTTGAAATAAAAAACGTTGTTTCAAGAAATATTACAGGTATTCCGAAAAAAGAATATTGGATTCAAATGCAATTACAAATGGAAACATGTGATTTGATGGAAACTGATTTTCTGGAAACTAAATTTGTTGAATATTTGGATGAGAATGCTTTTATGCAGGATAATCCTAAAAGTATACAGTTTACACAAGATAACAATTATAAAGGAATCATGTTACAATATGTTCACAAGCATTTGATTCCAGACGAAAATAGTATTGTAGACACTTTTGGTTATACGTTTAGTTATTCGTATATGCCATTGCAAATGGATAATTATGAGAATTTTTTAATGTGGCGAGAAGAAGATACACAAAGAATGGAACAAGATGGAAAAGGTTATGTACGTTACGCGAGAACAATTTATTGGAAACTAGAAAAACTGAGTTGCGTGCTTGTTTTAAGAAACATTCAATGGTTTGAATCGAATATACAAACGATGTCCAAGTTTTGGGATATAATAAAAAAAGAGAAAATAGATGGATATGAACATCGAGCACCAAAAGCTAGATCATCAATCAGATTACCACCTATGTTATCAAGCATTATTTTTTGAGAAAACACTTTTTTGAGCATATGAATTCTTCCACTGATTCACTGCTTAACACAATCCCAATTTTCGTAATATTACATATTTCACATGTTAACCGATATGGTTTATAAGTTTGGAATAAGTTTAAAATACGATTCATTTTTGGTCTATATTCAACATTAAATTCATAGATTTGATCTCGAAGTTCTTTTGGTAAAGAAGCGATTTTTCGTAACAAAGAAATAGAATTTTGTGTTGATGTCATTTTTTTGATTTTTTAATGAAATATATATTATATAAATATTGCCATCATCTAATTTCCATCATCTAATTTCCATCATCTAAATCTTTTACAATAATTATTTTTGTTTTCATTGTTTTGTCACCATAAATAGTGACAGCTAATTGTTTAATGACGGTAAAAATAATAGATGCATTGTATGCGTAACATCGGGTCAAATCATATGTAGGAAATTTAAGCATCAATTGTTGCATAAAGGGTTTCAAAGTAGGCATATATTTTTCAATTTTGACAATGTTTATATGTTCTAAATTTAGGTGTAATACATTGTGAATTTTTCCTGATATCTGTTGTCTCTGTTGTAATTCTTGAAAAATAGCGACAGTATGGTTTAGAACTTGATCTGTTTGATAATTATTTATTAAAGCTTTATAGAATCGAAAATCAAATACTACTTCATCGTTTTCAGCAAAAAAACAAAACTTGTTGAGTAAATAATTTATATCTCCTGATTTACTTTTAATTTCATCTTTCGTAACAACTTTACTAAAATAATTTGATAATTGTGGTGATGCCATTTTAGGTTTTTTTATTGGTTATTTTTCTTTAAAGTTATTTAAATTAGTTTTTTTTTATAAATCGATACTACGATTATTGCTTACTGGTACTAATTCCATCGACGTACATTGCTGTTGCTGTGAATTAAATCTTTCTTGACGATCTTGACGATCTTGCAATGAACAAAGCTTTTGATTGCTTTCAATCATAAATTGTTGCATTTTCATTACCATGTCCTTTATACCAGTCATTTCAGATCGAATAGATATGATTTCTTTTTTCGTTTCTAAATCATTGTTACTATTATTATCTAAATTATTGTTATTATTATTCAACTCTCTTGATTCTAGCTTTGTAAGACGTTGGAGTATATCTTCGAAAACATCATCGTAGTTGGTCAAGAAGTCACCTTCAGAATCAGTATTTGAATGTAATACTTGTACAATATTCTCAACTTTTCCAAGTCGTAGAGTAATTAATGCAATAGCATCTGAAATTGACATTTTAGGTATTGCGTTTTGCGATAAGGTTTGTTGTTGATAATGCTGTTGTTGCTGAGAAGGAGGACCATTCTGTCTTTGAGTTGCTTCAGATTGAGCGCGTTTGATTTTCGCAGCGGTAATACGAGAACTGCTCATTATATTTTCTAAAATTGTTTATTTCATTGTTATAAATTCTTTAAATATAATTATACGCATTCAACAACTACTGTCGGTTTTGATTTCCGTGTAATGACTGTATCATGTACTTTGAGTGAAAAACGTTGAGTTTGTTTATGAAAAACTAGACCGGGGATGCACTTAATTGCACCAAGATCTTTATTATATATCAAATCTTTGACACGATATAGTTTTTTCTTTTCAAGAGATTCTTTCAAAAAATCGGATAAGATATCAATCTCTTCTTCAGTTAAATTATTTTCAACTCCGAATAGTTTTGCAAAATCAGCTAATTTTTTCAATTTCAGCATTTTGTCCAATTTACTCCATCCATCCTTTTGATTATTAAGTTTTTCGTCTTCCAAAAATGAATCTAAGTTTTCTAATTGCTGAATAGATGAAACTTTTCCTTTAGTCTTTGGTAGAACTATTTTCCCAAAATATAAATTCGCTGATTGTCCTTTTTTCATCTTTGATGATGATGATGATGATGTCAACATTGGTGTACCAGAAAGTTCCGTATATTCACTCATTTCCGTTTCCATTTCCATTTTTTTTTCTTAATTTTCTTTAAATACATAGAAATATTTCTAAGTATTATTTTGTGTTTATATAATTTCAAGATCTCTTAAATTCCAATATTCAAATTTGCCTCCCGGTAATGGACGGCGAATAATATATGGAAGTAGTTTTAATTCCAGTTCCATTAATGCAATGTTTTCAGGTGTCATTTCAGCTAATAAGGTTTCGTCATTAATGTAGGATGAGTCACCATCGTTTAGGTGACTTACACGAAATCCGATTATTTTTGTTTTTTCGTATTTTGTTAAAATAGGAGTAGTATTATGCAACGGATCGATTATTTTGCCGGAACTGTCTCGAACTACCAGACTTTGCACTTTTATGACATCAAAATGTAGTATACCACATTCAGGATGATATTTGGTAATATATTCCGTTTGATGTAGATGATGTGTATTGATAGCACTGCATGAATCAGACGTGTTTACACCAATAAAATCAGTATGTTTGTTTGGTACTTTATCAACATCATCATAACCATCATCATAACCATCATCATCATCATCATCATTATCGTCATTGTCATCATCATTGTCGTCTTCATCCTCACCATCTTCTTCATCGTCGTCATCTTGTTCATCATCTTTAGCATTAATATCGTCTTCTTCATTTGTTTCATCATACTCATATCCATGTAAGCTTTCATCCGATTGATCTTCTTCGTTCTCATCTTCTGCGGGATTAGGACTTTTATAACCACCTTCTTCATCATCTTCGTCGTCGTCTAAATCAGGAGTCTCTTCAATGCTACTATTTTCAGCATCACTGTCGGAATCGCTTTCAGCGTTTCGTTTTGTTGTTTTTGGTTTATATTTTATTTTTTTATCGATACGACTGAATGGTTTTAATAAGGTATCCATAATAGTAAAAAAATATATTTAAAAATGATTTAATACAATAAATTAATAGTTTTGTTGCATATTTCCTTTTTATTTAAATTTTCTAATTAAAAAAAAATGTCTAAATCAATGTCTAAATCAATGTCTAAATCAATGTCTAAATCAATTGTTATAACAAAAGAAACAATAAAACGTTTACTCAAAGATATTAAAGACATTCTTAAGGAGCCATTAAATTCTGAAGGTATATACTATCAACATGATGAATCCGATATGTTAAAAGGAAAGGCAATGATTGTAGGACAAAAAGGAACACCATACTTTGGAGGGTTCTATTTTTTTGACATTACATTTCCTAGTCAATATCCATACTCACCTCCAAAGGTTAGTTTTTGTACTCATGGAGATGGTGTACGTTTTAATCCAAATTTATATACGAATGGTAAAGTATGTGTTTCGATTCTAAATACATGGGTAGGAGAGCAATGGAGTTCTTGCCAGACGATTCGGAGTGTTTTACTTGCATTGTCAACATTACTATGTGATAACCCATTGTTGAATGAACCGGGTGTATCATCAACCCATTTCGAAGTATCGAAGTATAATAATGTGATTGAATACAAAAATATTGAAATTGCAATTTTATACATGTTGACAAAAAAAGAAGGATATTATCCAACGTCTGGGTTTGATTGTTTTGAAAATTCAATGTTAAAAGAATTTCAAAAGAATGCAGATGATATTGAAAAAGTAATAACCACCAATTTAGAATTGTTACCTAACCCGTTGTTGATAAAAATATCCATATTTCGTTTCCAAAGTATATTAGATTACACTTATCTTTTAAAATTATTTAAAGACGTTTCTCTATCCTTCCGTATTCCAAATGTAATCACAGTGGAAACATAAATACAAATATTTCATATTATCTTCATCATATCTTAAATGAATTATTTGACGTTCCGATTCAGCCTGCTCATTTGTATTTGTTTCACATTCGGTATTTGGACACTGCATTATAGAGTCTCTAAATAAAGTTGGGTCTAACTTGGTATACTTGTTGACAATATGACTCCAAGACTTAATATTGTCCCTTCTAAATGTTGTCTTACTTGCGACAATGTTTTTTTCTTCAGGGATTTCAATAGTTGAGCAACTGCGACAATAATACAACAATGATTGTTCTTCATTTTTCGCGATTGTCAAGTACAACATAAAATCACAATTCTTGCAAAATTTCATTTTTTGTTTTTGAATAATGATTGTATACTAATAAAAAGTGTTTAACTTATCTTTTTTGTTGGAATGTCTGCAGCAACAATATAAATTGAATTTTCTGTAAGAATTAATAATTCATTATTACTTTTATATAGTTTTGCAATATTACTTGTATATTCATCTTCACTTTTTACTAGTAGTTTTTCATTATTTGTTTTTACACCAATCAAACATTTCTTATCTAAAGAGGATGTCCAATAATCAAACATCACGGGTTTATCTTCAACAATGGAAAGTTTTGCTGCATGCTTTAATGTATTTTCAGAAGGTAATTTTTGAGGGGGCTCTTCCTTTTTAGTAGACATTTGTTAACAGAATCGTTTTTTAACTAAACTAAAATTAAAAAAATAAATAAAAAAAACGCAAAAAAAAGAAACAATTATAAATTAAAAAAAATAGTTATTTAAAAAATGTTTCAAACAAAGTGATTAAAGTATGAATAATACCCCTTGGGTAGAAAAATATCGACCGAATGATTTCGACACTATTATTTTGGATCTAAAAAATAAACAGATTTTTCTTAATATGATAGATCAAGACATTTTTCCTAATATATTAGCACACGGGTTTCCGGGTACTGGTAAAACAACTGCAATAATCAATTTATTATCCCTATATTACAAAAGAAAAGGAATTAATTCATCTAGTATGATCATTCATTTAAATGCTTCTGACGAGAGAGGAATTGATATTATACGAAATCAAATCAATACATTTGTCACTACAAAACATTTGCTTTTTTTGAAAGAAGATTGTTTAAAATTTGTTGTGTTTGATGAAGTTGATTATATGACAAAAAGTGCTCAGCAAGCATTGCGTTATTTAATTCAGATTAGTCCGAAAAACGTAAGGTTTTGTCTAATGTGTAATTATATTAGTAGAATAGATGAATCACTACAAACAGAATTCATGAAGATACGCTTCAACAATTTACCGATTGAAAAAACGTTTGCTTTTTTAAAAAATATATGTGTTCAAGAAAATGTAATGATTGACGATTCGGATGTTTATGCATTAATTAGATACTTCAACAATGATGTTCGCAGCATGATCAATTTTTTACAATGTAATCAACATTTTGAAAACAAAGATATGAATTTATCTATTTTAAATCATAATGATTTTCAGTGTTTTTATCAAAAATTATTGGAACAGGAAACAAACGTTGAAACAATTGTTAATATGATATATAATATATCGAAGAAAAAGAATGTTTCCCCCAAACAGTTTTTGTTACAATTTTTACATTTTCTTTTGAAACATAATCCAAAATTTGAGTATTCAAAAGAAAACCTTTCTTCAATTGAAGATATTGCACATACATTTACACTTGAAACTAGATATTTTTTACAGCATGCATGTATCAAAGTTCAAAAAATAATATTTAAATATATTTAAAATTTAAAATCATAATGAATTCATAATATAATTAACCATGCTTGACGAAGAATGGTTACAATTTTTAAACACAGATTCGTGTGAACCTGTTACTAATACGAACTCTAAGAAAAATGCTTCTATAGCTACAACTGATTTCTTATTACCTAAAGATGTATTATTACCCAGTGATGTATTATTACCTAATGATTTATTATTACCCAGTGATTTATTGCCTACGTATATAATATCACCCCTATGCATTTCAACAAAAACCACAATTGCGTATTTAAATCAACTAATCTCCTTAAGTGATATGTTTTGGAAATTAAAGCTTATTCATTACTCTGATAATCGGGAAGGAATTATTAAAAAGCAAATGAAATTCAACTCCCATACCGTAGAGGAATATAGTCGTTTAATCGAATTGGTTCAGCAAGAAAAATCAAAAGGATTTCGTGTACAGGAAGATGTTATTTCAGCTATTAATACAGAATCTGGCAGAGTCAAATTCAAAGACATAAGAAAACTCAGTGTAGGATTTTCAAGTAAAGATTGTACAAATAAACCACGCAAAAAAAGTGCATTTTACAATTGTTTTGTTATTATTGTTCGTGTTCAAATAGAAGACAAGGGCTTTAAAGAATATCATGTGAAAATATTTAACACGGGTAAACTGGAGATTCCCGGTTTACAAACGAATCAAGAATGTGAACATCTGTTATTTAAACTAATAGGACTGTTGAAAGAATATGAACCAGAAATAACTTTGTCAGATCGTCCTTTTGATACAATTCTTATAAACTCCAACTTTAAAACAGGTTTTTATTTAAATCGGGACAATTTATATGACATTTTACAGCACGAGTATAAATTTCAGTGCGTTTATGATCCGTGTTCTTATCCCGGAATCCAATGTAAATTTTACTATTATAAAGGCAGAATAGTTCAAACAGGTATTCAAGATTATGATGACATCAAGGGTAAAGGTTATGGATATAAAAAGAAAAATCGGAGTGAACAACTAAATGAAGAAATAAACGAATTGATACCAAGTAAAATGGACAACAGGAAAAATTCAAAATACTATGAAATTTCAATTATGATTTTTCGAACTGGAAGTATATTACTCGTTGGTATGTGTCCCGAAGAAGTTCTCAATGATGTATATGATGTAATCCGAAAAATAATGGAGAAAGAATATAGTAGGATTAAGCAAACACTTCAAGATTTGGAACCCATTATTTCAAAACAGAAAAAAAGGAAAAAAACATTAGTACTCATTGATCACTAAACTATTGTTATAAATCATGTTTCTTTCATATGGGTTAACCATTCATCTACAAAAGTTGTTTTCCACCAATCATTATCATGAATATTACCATTAACTATGAAATCGTTTTCTGTTATAAGTGAAAAAAATGACATCATTTTATCATACAAATCTTTTGATGGGAAAGCTTCTAAATTAACAGTTGTTGTTGCTATGGATGGTTTAAGATTAAAAAGTAATTTCTTATAAACAAATAAAGATGCATCTTTTGAACTTAATTGTAAAAATGTCACATCCTCATCCGAGATTTGTTTCATAAATTGTAAAAAATGTATAATAGTATTCTCAAGAATTTCTACAATTTCAGTGTTTGTTTTATCATCAACATTGATGAACCGAAATACGTAATAAACAGATTTCAAACCAGATACAACCTGTTCAAGAAATCGATGAGGATTGTCAATATTCCATGGTTCAAGGGTTTCAATTGATTTTTTTAAAAAGACAGTACTTATTTCTATAAATATATCATTATTCATTTTTTTCTTTCATTTCAACATTAAAAAAAAATACTTAAATTTAAATTTTGTATTAAAAACTAAATGGAAAATAACCCTGACAAATCTTTTATTCAAAAAAAACGTGGTAGGAAACCTAAAGGTGGGAAAATTTCAGATAAGGTAATTATAACGCAATTAAAACCTAATATACCCCCACCAACAAAAGATGAACCTCATTTGTATTTGAACGAGAAAATATCCCAACCATTAGAACAAACATTTACAAAACCAAATATTATTTTACACTTGAAATGTTTCAAATCAGATCTCGAAAAAGAAGATATGGATCTTTTTGGATATGGAACAGCAAATCCTTCAATGCTACCATACAATTCTATTAATAGTATTGATGAAGAAAATATTAAATTGATTACTCATAATCATAACAGTAGTTTTGTTACATTTAAAGATCAAAATGAAGCAGATATTATTCCTCAAAAAACGCATGTAATAACGCCATTATGTTCTAATACAACAACAACAACAAGTGACCAAAAACAGAATTGTTTGAAAAAAAAAGAATTAAAAGAACTTAATTCAAAATTAAAGTTATTAGAATTTAATTTACATATCAATCACGTCACAAAACATAATTCAGCCTGTTTCTGGTGTACATTTCCATTTGATACAACGCCAATCCATATACCTAAAACTCATCACAAAAATGGTATCATTGATGTTTACGGTTGGTTTTGTAGCCCCGAATGTGCCGCAGGTTTTTTAATGAACGAAACACTAGACTCTTCTACAAAATTTGAACGATATTCATTACTACATTATTTATATTCAAGTATTTACGAATACAAAACAAGTATTACACCAGCAGCTAATCCATTATATCTATTAGACAAGTTTATGGGTAACTTAACAATTGATGAATATCGTAACTTATCGAATACTAAAAAACATCTCGTAAAAATTGATAAACCAATGACTCAAATATTACCCGAATATCATGAAGATGGCGAAGATTTCATTCTGACATCAAAACTAGTATCTACATCAACTAACAATAATGCGAATACAAATAGCAATATTCAAATACAATCTATTCAACAAAATAAAAAATCAAAATCAAGCTCTTTAAATGATCATTTTTACAAACAATAACTTTTTTATAACTAGCTTTTTTATAGCTACCAAAAAAATTCAAGAATTTCTTCTTTTAATATAGATTCTTCTGGAAATAAACGCCTAAAATGTTCCGAATGAATCAATACACAATTTGTCCTATAACGATGTAATGCATGCGGATCAAACGCAACTTTTAATTTCAGCTCTTCTTCTCGTTGAATCGTTCGCCATTGTTTAGCATAAGCAATAAAAAACGTTTTCAAATGGGAATCTTTTAATGTTGGAGATAATGATTGAATATCTTCTAGCAATACCATCTCGGCTAATAATAATCCTCCAATATCAGCTATGTTTTCAGACAATGTTAGATGCCCATTTAACTTTATACCATCTTTTTTCCAAGCATATAATTCATATTGTTTTACAATATATCCTTGTTTTATTTTATAAGCTTTCATATCACCTTTTGACCACCAATTTTTGTAATTCCCTTCCGCATCAAATTTACATCCTTCTTCATCAATAGCGTGAAATAATTCATGGCCAATAGTTGTACCCAAAAACGCTAAATTATGCGACAATGAATTCGCTTTGTTAACAAATGGATGTTGTAAAATTCCGTTGGGAATAACAACTATATTTTTGCTTTGGGAATAATATGCATTCACTTCAAATAAATTACCATATTTCTCAAAACTCCATTCATTTGATCTTTGTTTTGTTTTCAATTTCAAAAACATTTTTTCCCTTGAAAATGCAGTAAATTTATTAAGAAGAACAAACGGATTATCAAAACATTTATCGTTGTCATCAACTATTTGTAAAAAACTACATGGGAAAGGTTTATTAGTACCTATATAAAAAACAATTTTTTTCACTTTTTCTATTGATTTTAGAATAGTTGAATGGTGTAAATATTTATTGTTTCTAATTCGAAAAATCAATTTATCAACAAGTTTTTTACACATTGTTTTACATATTTTAATTTCTTCACTATTTTGATATTCCTTCCAATATTCTCTATTTATATCAACATTTAAAATAGTTTGTTGTAATAAGGTATAACATTCATTTCCACAACTTTCTTGTTTTTGTATACCATTGAGTTGTTTCGACAGAAATTCAAAAGTTACACGACGCAATTCTGTATGGAAAAACGAATAGGTTAATATTGTTTGATACACTAAATATGTGTGCATAAGAATTTTTTCTGAGCATAATTTTAATATGTTTCGAAAATGTATTGGATTTGTGATAATAACCGTTTTTGTTGTGATATTCATCAATTCACACATTTCAATGAAATTAAAGGATGGAAATTTCTCTTTTAGATTGGAATGTGTATATTTATTATATAGCTTCTCTACAGTTTGATCTTCTGGCTTCATCATCGTTGTAGATAATCGTTTTTCAACTTCCCAAACAGTTTCTGGATTGTATTTGTTTTTTGATGATGGTCCAAATATAACTTCAAAGATAGTTTTCACAAACGTAATAAATTTGTTTTTTATCTGTTTTGTATCTTTAATGTACATACTAAAATCAGGTAATGTCAATGTAGACTCGGAAATAGTCAATGATTGTTGTCTAGAATATTTCATATCATCAGTAACATTGATTTGAAACGGAAACTTTATCAAATGCAACGATGAAATATTTAACATTTTCGCAATATTGTCTGATGAATTTAAAAATAATTCCGTTAAATTTACAATCTGTAAGATTACCATATTTTCATCGACATGTTGAAATGAATGATATATTCTTTCAATTTTGGAATTTTTCGTTTTCATACGCTTAAATAGGTTTCGAAGTTGAACCTTTATTTGTTTTTCTACCATACTAAAACAATTAATACTTGATTCGTTTTTTGGAATTTTATGTGTCTTGATCCATCTGGTATTGACTTGACCGTAGAAATCACCACGTTGCTTTTTGGTTTTCATTCAATTCTTTATACAATTAACATTTTTTATTTTCTCTAGCAAGTGTTGTCTTTTTTACCAAAACAATACTACATTCATAATTTAATTATTTTGTTTGGGTTTTTTACAATGGATACCCCGGATCATGTTGCATGCAAATCAACAAAATCAAAGCCATCTAGTTTGGACACATTTAAAAAACTTAAACGTCTTGGCGCATTGCGTGTAAGAGGAATTACATCTGGTGGATTGCATCATTGGTGTGAAGTTCTTAAACGTAACAAAGAAACGCAAAAAATGGAATGGGTTTGTTATGATGATACAGCGTCGGAGCTCATCGTTTCCAATAAAACACTTTTCTATGAAGCGTTGGACATGTCAATTGTAGAATATGCCGATAAAGAAACAGGACATTTTGGAGACCCAGATACAGTGATTACAATTTACGATACAATTAAAAGAATGCTCAACTTTATTTTCCCAAATAATTTTCCTCCTGAAATCATTGATGCATTACCTCCTCACGTTATATATATAGTGCATGCACTCCATGGAAAATACCAAGAAATTCGTAAATTGTGATTTTTTTTTTGCTTTGCTTAAATAATTAACTTGTTTTTATATACACTTTTCCGTTTAAAGTACGAATGTCTCCCAGATATCCTTGATAGTTGCTATAAACATCACTTGTTCCAATGTTGCGGCTATGTGATCTTAAATCTTCTAGTGTTCCAATTTCTTTCATCTCATTATTCAAAATCATAAATAGTTTTGTGGAATTATCAACTGGTTCAAAATTGAATTTCACATAGTTTAAACCAGCTTCAAAATCAACTAATCTGTATTTACTTTGCGTTGACATTTTCAAAGTTTGTTTTTTTAAACTTTATTAATTTATGAATAGTTTCATTATTAAATCTAATATATATATATATTAATGGAATGTCCTGTTTGTTTCAAAACAGATTCAGAATCATCAGAAATCTTATCAGAAGTATGCATTCATTTTGTTTGCAATGAATGTTTTGTTCAATTAAAAAAATGTCCTATTTGCCGGCGTCAATACGATCAAAACGAATCATTAAACGAAACAAATGTAGTTACTGATCAAGAAGATATAGAGTATGACGATGATGATGGTGATGAACAAGAATATGATGATGACGATGACACTGTTGTAATACCTTCTTTAAATCTTGAACCAGCGTTTGATCTAGAAAGTTTTGATCTTATTCCAGAACAAGTGTTACAAGGTGAAGGCGGTGATATTCCTAGGTTTGAAGGTACCGATGAACTTCCTACTACAGAGTTGTTCAATGGAAGACTTTGGTTTAACACCGAATCAAAACAAATCAATATTTTTTTAAATGGCGAATGGTTTACTGAAGAAACGTATAAAAATAATGATGATCATTATGAGGCTGAACAACTTAAAGTAATGAGACTTGTTAACTCAGATATAAATGGGATTAATGCCGATGGGTTTTGTTTTGAAACAAATTGTTTAGGCTGCGGAATTCAAAGAACAATCAATGCAAATAGATACATCCTTTTTCAGTTTTTGGAACATCAATCAGACAACAATCGTTTTGAATTTAAAGAAGGACGAATATATATTGATAATCATGATTGGGGAACAAACGCGTTTGATGATGGGATGGAATTATGTTTGACTTGTTATGTTACGCGTGAAAACATTTGTTCCCAACTTCTATTTCATAGACAATTTTATTAAAAAAACAAATTCAAATCGTTTAAATTCTATAATCAAAATCAAATTTTTTCACAATGAATTTTAAGGAAGCATTTTCTAGTGCATTGCAA